TGTTCAATGGCAGAAAATTCTTCATAATTCAGTGTTATTTGATCACCAGTTTCTTTTAAGTTACTGTCAAATAAAGAACTATCAGATTGTCTTACAATATCTAACTTAACAGTATTTTCATTACTTTTTGGTAGTAGATTTCCTGTATCTAAATTGCACTTCGATCTTTCTTCATCAATAAAGGAATAATCATTTAAGGGATCTGCAAATATTCCAGATTTAAATCTTTCACGACGAGCAGAATCTTGAATTGATAATGATTGAGCACTTAATTCTAATAAATTTAGTGATGTTAATTCTTCTAATTGAGATAACCGATCATCAATATCTCCAATATCTTTCATTGTATATCTTCTATTATCATTATATGTAATAAAAGCATCTTGAGGATCATAAAGATATGCTGGCAAGTTAATGGTGGCAATATCCATTTTTCCAGGATCTGTAGACTTACTTGGTGCTACAGGGTTTAGTGAAGATACTCCCTTTACATATTCAAAATTATTACTCGTGTTTACAGAAAGTCTATCTATTCTGGGAAGATAGTATTCTATTCCTAAAAATGATGTTTCGTTAGGAACTAAGAATTGTTTGATAGAATTATCAAAAATTCTTGAATCAAAGTGGAAAGGTGATAAACTTGATGATGTATTGTAATCAGATACTCTTGGTCTAAAATCGAGAGTATCTGTAGATCTTACACGTCCATCAATTAGAGGTATATCTCTAGAATATCTGGCTTCATCATAACTTAGTGCTGTAAAAACATCACCCTCATCATTACTAACTGTATAACAATCGAAAATGATTTTTAATTGTTTGGATGGAATATTAACAGAATCCTTTCTTACTATCCTAGAATAATCACAATACTCACTTCGTTGTCCTTTATCTAAAAGGAAATTATTAGTTATATCTTTGTATGTACCCGGCGTTAGTGCGGCAACATTAGTTTTGATTTCAGACTCTTCAAATTCTACCTGATCCCCAACACTAAAACTTTCATCAGATAAGTAAACAACTTCTAAAGTGTCTGATCCTATTACCTCTACAATTCTGGCAACGGCAGATTTTTCTAAATTAATAATATTTTCTCCAATAATTGCATTAGTAGATACATTTACTGTAGAGGAGAATGATACTCTATCTAAAGTAGGTGCAGAAGAATTTCTAGATTCGTATATCGCAACAACTCTAGAGACATCAGGTTTGTTAAGAGAAATTTCTTTATCCTGAACTCTTAATCCATATCTTGCATCATAAGTGAGACCATCATTAAGTGAACTGGAAGAATTAGATCCACTAGACCTAGTATTTGATAAAGTTACTGTTTCTGTTTGACTTCTATTATAATTTTTTACTTTACTTCTAATACCTGTTTTATTTAAAGTAACCGCAAAGAAATGATTTTGTGATGCCGTTAAATCCGTAATAGATGGTGCTGTTGCATCGTAAGTAAAAGTATCACTATTTAATGATGCTATAGATCCATTACTCTTTTGTACGGATGTATATTTTTCTTGATCAAAAGAATCAAATGTTCCCGTAAATCCTGAAGGTAATGCTAAAGTGGCATTACCAGATGAATTAACAGTTACATCAGTTAAAATTTTTGTAGTTTTTAGAGATGAATTATCTAGAGAAATAGATGATATATTGTTTTGGGGTAATTTTACAAATAATCCATTCTCTTTATTTAAGGTTGGAACATATCTTTTTACACTGGTAGTAATTCCCGAACTAGGTAAGGCATTTCCATATGCACCATTGGCATCAGTTCGTTCTATAGTAAGTTCAGTTCCAGAAGGAGTTATAGTTTTAACTTTATTAAAAATTTTATTTTCACCAACACCATATCCAATGATATCGCCGGGTTTTATTCCAATAAATGATTGACCACCACTACTTACTGTCGATATTCCATCTGCAGCAGTTCGAGCTGTAATTGTGACTTCATCTATATCATTAGGCATATCAAAAGATTTTAAAGAAGAATCTGTTTTAAAGTTTCCAGTAATCTCAGTGTTTTCTTGGCTAAAGGATAAAATACTTTTGGTGTCAAATACTTCTACCGATTTAATTGACCTTGATAATTCAGTTACAGATCCATTGATTTCTAATTGCTCTTCTTTTATAAAAGTACCGGAAGTTTGAGTAACATTAACTACTGCAGTATTATCTCCGGCAGAAACGGTATATCCACTGGCTCCACTCGATTTTCCTACTATATAAGATCCTTTGGGAAGTTCTGTACTTGATACTGTAGTATTAAGAGTTAATTTTGTATAAGTTTGAATATCAAATAATCTCAAATCCCATTCTGTAAAATCATTTTCATAAGCACCATCCTTCAGATTAAAACTATAAACTCTAGCACTACCAATAGGAGTTCCTGTCCCATTAAAATCATTCATTAATGATATTACTCCACCTTGAACTGGATATCCGGTGGTATTATTTGTAGTGACTAAATTACCAAATTCAAATTCTACTGATGTTGAAGATTGAATTCCAACATCTCTTGGTTTTTCTACATCTTTTATAACTTCACTAATATTTTCTATATCATATCCTTTAACATATACCTTTCCTTTTGATATTGATATTGCCATCAAGTCATCAGAAGGAGTATTAAACTCATTCGTCAAGGAATTTTTTTGATATATTCCTCTATTTCCTAAGTTATCATTAAGAGAATTAAATACACTTACAGTAAAGGGTTTTACAGCATAATTGCCAGATTCTTCAAAAGTTCTTTTTGCTATATAATCTCTTATAACGTTATATTGTGTATACTCATAAGTATCTTGCTTTACACCATTTCTTATTGTTGTGAGTGGTACAAAATCTAAATCAAGATTACCATCAAGCGGTTTTTTAACTAACTTCAGATCAAGTTTGAATCTATCGGCTCCAGGTGCAGCATAATTACTAAACCCTTTTGCATTGTCAAATAAATCATTATCTTGATTGGCATCAACAACAGATTCACTTACTTGTAATCCAACTTTGTATGATGGATTTGTTTTGTAATAATCTAAAATTATAGTTTGATTTTTTACGTTTGCAAATATTCCTCTTACAAAAACAACACCATTATTAATAGAATATGCTGATCCGGAAATATTGGCATTTAATTGAATTAAAGATGCAAAGGGTGTCCCTGCAGAAATTGTAGTATTACCATAAGTAACATTATCAATACATATTAATTCTTCCCCATCCTCAAATATACGATCTGATTTTGTTCCATCTGCAGATTCGTAATTTACATATAAAATTGGATTATCTACTTCTAAATTTCCAGGTTCTGGTAAAACTACATTTTTAATTGTGGCAGTTACTCCAGATACTAAACCTCTAATTTTTTTATTTAAAAAATTATTAAGGTAAATTGATATATCAATATCAAAATTCTTTAATTGTAACTTTACACCTCTATAAGGTTGTCTACTACCAGAACCATTATAATGAAAACCACCAGAAACTATAGTTTTTTCCTTAAAAATATTATTTCCAAACTGTTCTAATTGATTTTGTAATATTGATTGAGAAGAAGTTAACTCTCTAGCTTGAATAGGAAATCCTGGTTTATATAATACCTTATAGTAATTATCATTACTATCAAAATCGTCATAGTATGGACTTACATTAAAATTTGTTCTTTGTGGTGACATGTCTTTTAAAATTCCAGGATGATTTTAACGTCTTCTTTTTGTCTTAGATCTCTACTAACAGGAGTTCTATTATCGATATAAATTATATCGCCCGTCTTTTTATTTATCTGTGAAGTTGAAACTCCTGCCGTAAAAGAACTTCCTAAATTAATTATTTTTCCATTTACTGTTGTAGTAACTCCACTAAATCCTGTGTCTATGTTTACACTAAAACTTGGTGTCTGTCCATTAATTTGTCCAGTACCACCAAATTTTAATCTAGACCCTTCAGAACCAACATTGGCATTATCAACATTGGTAGTACCATCTCCAAAATTCAATGATCTATCTTGAAAATATTTCAATACCTGAGTATCAGAATCATAAGATGCAACATAACCTCTAGCAATTTGACCATTAACAGTTTGTGTTATTGCAGCACCAACATAATTTGTTGTGCTCACTAATGTTGAATTACTCAATTTTATAGACTCTAATGATGAAAACTCATTTAGAGTAAATAAATCTGTAGAATTTTGTTGCTCTGGATTTTTTAAAATTCCAACTTGAGCAAAATTAGTATCTACTGGATAATCTTTAGTGGAATCATCAAATCTGGCATAAATTAAAACCTTATCTGCAAGTAATTCCCTGTAAATATCATATCCATGTCCCCTTGATGGTGGTATAATAGGAACTAGTGTAGCTGGACTGTTGTTAGATCCACTTTTTAAGTCAACTACACCGTAAGTATATCCACTACCACCAGAAACAATATTTGTTCCTATAATCTGACCAGAACCATTTACAGTTATACTAACTTTTGCACCACTACCATCCCCCACAATATCATATATTCCATCACTATATCCGCTACCACCACTATTTTCAATATATACTGTTTTTATTTGATTTTTATTAACATTAGAATCTCCAGCTTCTCTAATAACTTTTATTTGAGAATCTGTAGTCGTGTTCCAATTCTCTGGTAAAATAATATATTCGGTGGAAT